AAGCAGTTAATCCAATACAAGGTTCTGGAGAAAATGAACAAGTTGGTGCTTTAGAAAATGTCATCACTTACAAAGCAAGTGAAAACAAGCCTGGTGGGAATATTCAATACTATTCTCCAACTGGTGAATATCAACAAACTACTCAACAACAAAAAGTTGATACATCTTTTGGTGGTGCGATTAAAGACATCGTTTCAAACCCTGGCTTCAAAATTATTGCGGCAGCATATGGTTTAGATGCGGCTTTAGGAATGTTTGGTGGTGCGGGTGCTGCTACAGCGGCTGGCGCAGAAGGTCTAACACTTAGTGAATTAGGGCTAGGCGGTTCTGAACTTGGTGCTGTTACTAATGTGGCTGATGTTGTTGCTGGAACACAGGGTGGACTTCTTACGGGTGGTGCAGAAGCGGCTACAGCGTTTGAGTTGGCTAATGCGGGAATTGCTGGTGGTGCTGCTACTTTTACTCCTGCTCAACTTGCTCTTATTGAAGCGGGTGCTAGTGCGGCTGAAGTAGCTGCTGCTGGAGCAGGTGGGGGCTTATTAACTGGCGGTAAAACTGCCGCAGAACTTGCCGCAGAAAAAATAGCAACAGATACCGCAACTAAAACTGTTGTTACTAAAACAGCCGCAGAAATAGCGGCAGATAAGCTGGCATCAGATGCTGCTTTAAAACTAGCTGTTGGTGCTGGTACAAATTTGTTAACCAAATCAGGTGCTGATGCTGTTTCTGGGTTATTGCAAACAACTGGAAGTTTGGTACAAAGCCAAGAGTCTAAGGATGCGGCTCTTAAAGCGGCTACTGATATTACTAAAGCTACTCAAACAGGTGTAGAGGCTTCTCAGTTCAGACCAGTTGGAATGACTACTCGCTTTGGTACATCTAACTACACCTATGACCCTGTAACGGGTCGTATGACTTCTGCTGGATACCAACTAAGCCCTGAAGCCAAGAACGCTCAGGATCGCTTGGTTAGACTTGCTGAGTCTGGTTTACAACAAGCTGAAGGCGCACAACGTCAATTTGCACCACTTCAAACTGGCGCACAGAACTTGTTTGGCTTGGGTAATCAGTACATCTCTCAATCTCCACAAGACGTTGCTCAGAACTACATCAACCAACAGATGCAGTTGCTCCAACCTTCTCGTGAGATGGAGTTGGCAAACCTTCAGAATCGTCTGCAACAACAAGGTCGTGCGGGTCTTTCTGTTGCACAAGGTGGCTCATTGGGTGCTACAACTCCTGAGCTACAGGCTTTGTATAACGCTAGAGCGCAACAAGAACTCCAACTGGCATCTCAAGCTCAACAAGCTGGTCAACAGAACGTCTTGTTTGGTGCGGGTCTATTAGGTCAAGGTGCTACCGCAATGGGTAACTACTATGGTGGTCAACAAGCCGCCTATTCACCCTATACGACTGCTTTGGGACAAGTACAAGCCCTTGAGGGTGCGGCTCAACAACCATTGACTATGGGTGCTAACCTTGCCCAACAAGCATCTGCGGCAGGTTATCGGGCTGGTTCATTAGGCGTTGAGGGTCAGAAGTTAGCAAGTGTCTTTAACACTGGTGCTAACGCAACCTATAACCCTTATGCGGGACTATTAACTGCGGCAGGTAATCCTAATTCAATGTTTGGTCAATCTATTGCAAAATACTTATCTGGTGGCTCAACAACACCATTCGATGCTTTAAGTTCTGTCAAGTATGGTGATGGACTTGCTGGTTACGAAAAGATGATCGCAGACATTTACGGCCCTTAAGGAGAAATCATGGCGACAGATATTGCAGGATTATTTGGTTTAACTCCACAAGGTTTAGACCAGCAGCGTTACCAACAAGACCTTAAACAAGGTTATGAGTTGGCACAACTAGACCCTGGTGCTGCGGCTCGTGCAACACTTCAATCTGGTGTTGGACAACTAGGTCGTGGTATTGCAGGAATGATGGGCGTAGAAGACCCACAACTTCAAAGAATTACACAGCAAGATCAGTTGTTGCGTGGTCTTGATATTACAGACCCAATTGCTTTGGCTAATGCGGCTCAAAAAGCAAGTCAACTTGGCAATCCAGATTTGGCTTTGAAATTGTTGACAACAGCAGATCAAATGCAAAAACGTGTGGCTCAACAACAAGCCATGCAAGAGGCAATGCAGGCTCGTCAAATTTCACAGCAAGCGTTCCAGCCAGGCACTCCAGAAAGACCCCAAATGTTGGATGTTCAAGAACGTCAGCAAATGGCAGATCAAGGCACTCCAATGCCTGAAAATTTTGCTGGTACGGCTCCAAGTTATGACATCAATCGAGTTGAGGCTCGGTTGTTACAGACTCCTGCTGGCCGTGCTGAGTTGGAAAGCATCTATAAAGCACAAGAAGCCGCAGCCAAAACCAACAAGTTGGCTGCTGAAGCTACCACTGCACAAGCAGAAGCGCAAGTTGCTGCTCCAACAAAACGTGCTGAATTGCTTAAAAAGTCAGCAGAGGCAAATACAGCTTTGGTTGCATCTCAGTTTGCTGAACGCGCCCAACTTCTTGGTTTGGAAAAAGACGCTTGGAATATCAAAAATCTGCAAAGTGAGATTAAAACCCGTGGTGCTAAGTTGAATTTAGACACACAAATGACCAATGCTACTGTTCTTGAGAAACTGGCTTCAATCAATAAGATGAATACAGACATTCCGGCTGACACTCGCAAGTTAATTAACGAAAGTGCTATTGTTGCGGCAACTTCAAAACAGTCAGCAGATCAATTTAACGATCTTGCCAAACGTATTGAAAGTTTGGGTGGCTATGGAAAATTGTCAAGCCTTAGTGAGTTTGCTAAATCTACAATTGGTGCAGAAGGTTATGAGACTTCATTGCGCCAAGAATACACTCGTCTTCGCAATACTGCGGCAATCAAATCATTGCCACCTGGCCCTGCAACAGACAAAGACATTCAAATGGCCTTGTCTGGATTCCCTAAAGACACATCAAACTCTGTTCAAATTGCTCAGTTCTTGCGTGGCATGGCTAAACTTCAAGACATTGACGCATCGGTTGCAAATGCCAAGACTGATTGGCTGACTCAAAACAATGGGACTTTGACTAGATCAGGCAAGACGTTTGTTGCTGGCGACTTTACAGTTCGACCAGGCGAGACTTTTAACGACTTCTCTGCTCGTGTGGCAACAGATGTTAACAAGCGATATGCTTCTGGTGGTCAAACATCTTTGATGAACCAGATTCCAACGCCTAGCAATCCAAATCCTAATGCCCAAGCTAATAGTATTTTGAACCAAGCAGATGCAATTTTGCAGAGAGGTCGATAATGGCAACAGCAGAACAATATGCGGCTTGGATTGTTCAGAATCAAAGCAAGCAAGGCACACCTGAATTTGAAACTGTTGCTCAAGCATATCAAGTAGCCAAGGGCTTGCAGAATCAAGCTCAGATGGCTGAAAAGACAGTGCCAGAACCAACAAAGTCTGGCATTGTTGACCAACTAATTGGTGCTGGTGAGACCGCCTTAACCTTGGGGACTGCCGCTACTGGCGGTTTGGTTGGCACTATTGGCGGTGGTTTGTCTGAATTACTCCAGCAAGCAATGGCGGGAAAATTTGGAACTAGAGAAGCCGCTAGAGCTATTGAGCAACGTGCCGCTACTGGTGCAGAGCGTTATACCTATATGCCAAGAACTGAGGCAGGTATGGAGCAAGTTCAAGCCATTGGTAAGGTTGCCGGAATGTTGCCCCCAGTGTTGCCTGGTGCATTGCCAACCAATATGCTTGGTCAGACAGTTAGACAAGCTACTCCTATGGTTGAGGCTACTGCTTTACGAGGCTTACAAGCTGTTGAAAGAGGCGCAGAACAGACCGCACAAGCCGCACAACGTGGCAAATCAGCAATTCGTGGCTTATTTACTGGTGAAGAAGTACAAGGTAATGTTGGTGCAAGAACAAGCGTAGGTGCTGCCGCCACTCCAATGGAATTGCAACGAGTCACAACTGCTCAAGGCTTGCCAGTGCCTATCGACTTAACCAAGGGTGCTGCAACTCGTGAAGCAGGTCAGCTTTCATTTGAGAAAGAACAGATTAAAGGCCCATTAGGTGCGCCTTTGCGTGAACGTGCAGAATTAAACAATTTACAAGCACTTCAGAACTTTGATGCTTTGATTGATATGACTGGCGCACAAACAGCCGCCATTGGCCCTGCTGCTACTGGCAATGTGGTGATTGATGCTTTGTCAAAAGGTTGGCAAGGTGCTAAAGCAAAGACTTCTGCTGCCTACACAAAAGCTGACAATTCACCGGAGGCATTAGCTCCTGTTGATTTCACTTTGCCAAGAACTATTAAGTATGGTGAACAAGAAACAATTACAACCTTATTTGATTATTTGAACAGCAAGCCAACTGGCGTCCCATCCTCTGCCATTCCTGATACTGCAAAGCAATATGCAGTAAAACTTGGCATTGCCAAACAAGATGCGGATGGCAACTTGACTCCATTGGATACAAATGTCAAACAGTTGGAGCAATTGCGTAAAGAAGTTAGCGCATCAACTGATTACGACATTGTGAACAAACGTGAATCAGCCATAATTAAATCTTTGATTGATGAAACAACAAAAGATGTAGCTGGCCCACTGTATGCAGAAGCCCGTTCTTTGCGTGAAAAGCAAGCTCGTAAGTATGAAGGTCGTGCAGTTGTTGCAAATTTGCTCACAACTGTCAAAGGAAAAGATGATCCAAAAGTGGCAGCTAGTGAGGCTTTTCAAAAGTCTATTTTGAATGCAACACCAGAAGAAGTGACATTCTTGCGTCGTGTTTTATTGACAAGCGGAAAAGATGGCCAAAACGCCATGAAAGAACTGCAAGGCGCAACACTTAAATATCTTGAAAACGAAGCCAAAAAAGGATTGCAAACTGATTCAATGGGTCGTGATGTAATTTCACCAGCCAAATTGAATGCAGCAGTAGCCTCTTTAGATGCCGATGGTCGTTTAGACACCATCCTTGGAAAACAGCAAGCTCAAACAGTTAGAGATTTGAACGAAGTTATCAAGTACGTGAACACTGTTCCGCCTGGCACATTAGTCAACACCTCTGGAACTGCGATGACACTTATGAACATTGTTGGTGCTACTACAGAGGCGGGTTTACTAGCATCTTTTGTAGGCTTACCAATACCTGTTTTGACTGGAATTAAGGCGGCAACACAGCAAATTAAGAATAATAAAACTAAGGCTCGAATCAATCAGGCTTTGAATAAGGCTGAAAAGGCTCAAAATCCATGAAAGATTGGGTTGAAGCAATCATTGCCTCGTCCTGTGTTGCTTGCTTTGTCATCTTTTGTAGCTACATTATTGTTTGGGCGTACCCGTGAAATGGCTACTGATGCTTTCAATGTTGTTTACATTGGTGGCATCTAGTAAAGAGAAAACTGAATACAGATGTGTTAGATGGGCATGGACAGGTGATGTTTACAGCCGCAAGGTTTGGTGTCTTGAATGGAAAAAAGTTGAACGAAAATGATTGATCCAGTAACAGCCCTAGCTGGCATACAGTCAGCGGTCAAACTAATTAAGCAAGCATCCAAGACTGTGGATGATGTGGCCAGCCTCGGCCCACTTTTAGGCAAGTATTTCAACGCAAAGTCCGAAGCCACCAAGGCCGTAGCAGCCGCCAAAAAGGGTGGTTCTTCTATGGGTATGGCCATCGAGATCGAGATGGCTTTGGAGGCCACAAGGGAGTTTGAGAAAGAGCTGCAAATGCTTTTCTTTCAAGCCAACAAGATGGATGTTTGGCAGAAGATTAAAGCCAGAGCCTCTGCTATGGACATTGAAGACGCACACAATGCGCGTAAAGAAAAAGAAGCAGCTGAGAGAAAGAAAAAGGAAGACCAAGAAGATTTGGAACTTGGCCTAATGCTTGGTGGGCTGGTACTTGCAATTGTTCTTTGCGCTTACGGCATCTATGAAGTATTAGACCATTGCGCACAAGTAAGGTGTGGCAGATGAACGAATACCAGAAGACTGCTGATATGGCTTTCAAGATAGTGGGCTATTCTTGGGGGGCAATATTATTCTTTGACATTATGAAAGTGCTGCCTAATTTCCTGTCAGACAGAATAATGAACGCCATCATTGCCAGGCTGCCAATATGAAATACTTATTGCTTCTGTTGTTACTTACTGGCTGCGAAGAAAAGTATCGTTACAAGTGCCAGAATCCTGACAACTTTCATGCAACAGAGTGCCAAAAACCTAGATGTCTGTTTACTCAGACTTGCCCAGAATATTTGGTAGCACCCATCTTGGAGAAAAAAGTTGACGAAGTTAAACCTAACAACTGAAGAGATTGAGGTCAGAGTCTGGAGCATTGTCGTGCTTGCTGTTACTTTGATTCTTTTCTTTATCGTGGTCGCGCTTTTGTATTCAGTGACTTTTGTCACTCAGCCAATCAAAAGCATGGCGCCAATTGACCAGGCTTATACAAAGATGCTGAACGACATTGTTCTGCTTATCGTTGGCGGTATTGGCGGTGTTATTGGTAAACGGGCAATGACTTCTAAGCAACAGCCGACCCAACAACAGCCAACGTGCCAACCAATGGGTTATGGAGGCTCTCAGGGCGGTTTTAACGCCTCCTATGGTACGCAGACATGGACTTCACCATCAGGAGCTTTACCCGCTTGGGTGAACCCTGAGTTGGATGAGAGTTGGACACCTGGCCCTCCTCCTACAACTCCCCCTGACCACTTGGAAAACGACTATGAGCGCATCCAGTTAGCAGAAGCAAGAAAAGAGGCTGAGTGATGTTTGGCATACCTTTACCTTGGTTACTTGTTGGTCTGGCAATTAGTCTGTTTGGGACTTATCGTGGTGGCTACCATTTTGGGTGGTCAGACAGGGATAAAGAAATGCAGATTGAGATAGCTAAGAAGAATGATGAATCTCGGACTACTGAGCAGAAACTAAACGAGCAGTTAAACACTACCGCAACCAAACTCATGGAGACTACAAATGTTGTCAATCAAAAACAGTCTGCTCTTAATCGTGCTATCAGCGCTGGTCGGGTGCGCATCTCCGCCCCCAGTTGTGTACAAACCCCCGCAAATACCCCCGTTGCCACCACAGATACAAAAGCAACCAGTGAACCTGACAGAGCGCCTGACCCAGCTCCTGATGCCGAACGAGCAACCCTCCAAGCCATCGCAGAAATAGTCGCTCAAGGTGATAGAAATACTGCTGCTCTCAATGCGTGTGTAGACGCTTATAACGATGTCAGGAATCTATTAAATGATAAACGCTAATCAACTTGATAGCCTTCACATAAGTCCTGTTTGGGTAGATGCTTTGAATGCTACTTTTGAAAGGTTTGACATCTCTAGCAACCTGAGAAAAGCCGCTTTTATTGGTCAATGTGGCCATGAGTGCGGAAACTTTAAAGTTCTGGAAGAGAACTTAAATTATCGTGCGGAGGCTTTACAGAAACTCTGGCCTAAAAGGTTTGACTCTGCCAAGGCACAGGCTTGCGCTCGTAATCCTAAGTTGATTGCCAACACTGTTTACTCTAATCGTATGGGAAACAGGGATGAGGCTTCTGGTGATGGGTATCGCTTCAGAGGCAGAGGATGTATCCAACTTACTGGATCGGCTAACTACCACCATGCGGGTAAGGCTCTAGGGGTGGATTTCATTATGGAGCCTGACCTTGTTGCTACTCCGATGTACGCTGCCCTCACTGCGGGATGGTTTTGGGACACCCATAAGTTAAACCAGTATGCAGACACTCAAGACTATAAAACCATGACCAAGAAGATCAATGGTGGTTTCATAGGGCTTGACGACCGCATTAAGCACATTACTCACGCTCTTCAAGTGTTAAATACTTGAATATGAACCAAAGTAAAAATAGTAGGTTAAGCAACAACCAACTGCAAACGTAAATCATTTGTTGGCCTCCCGATAAGCCTCAATGGCCGTCTTTAGGTCGCATTGCAACTGCTGAATGCGGTCGTCTTGTTCGCACAGTTTGACGTAGCATTCGCCAGCAAAGTCAACCAGGCTCTCGCGCTCCCAAATATCAAACTTGGGCATTTGAATTTGGCGTTTACGCCAGCCGCTTTGCTTAGTCATTGGCTTCCTTCTTTGACGGCGCGTCTAGTTCAAGGCGGTAATACTTAACTGGCATCTTGGCGTTCTTATCTAGCTGTTTGCGCAGCCACTCAGCGCCGCCAAGTTCTTGTAAGATCATCCAGTGTCTATCTGACATCCGGACTTGTCGTCCCAATAGGGGTTCAGGTGGTTTTGGTCTTGGCATTTTGTCTCAGATGTTTACCAGTTATTCGTCTAACCCAGCAAAGTTGGCAGTGCCACTTTGCGCCTATTTCAACGCCGCCCTCTGGCGGCTTGTCAGCCTGGCACTTGGTGCAAAACTTTAGGCGATGCACTGGCGTGGGTTGGCCCATTTGAATTGCAGGCATCATTAGCGCACTCTCCTCAGTGGCATATCTATGATGCGCTCTGGGGGTGGCGGCGGTGGTGGTGTCATGCCTTCACTAGGAGGTGTCCAACCATGCTTGCGCCATAGCGATTGCACATCTGATCCGGACTCCCATTTAAAGTCTTTGGCAGGCGTAGACGGGTAACTAATCTTTGAATGTGGTGGTTTTTCTAACATGATGTCTCCTTAAAAGGGTATTTGATCCCATTCCCAATGTTCGCACTCAACTGTGCCAGTGATCCACTCTAGCGGTGGTTTTGCTCCAAACTGCTTGCAAATGCCAGTTTCAAAGTTATTGCATTGTCTGCAATTTACTTGGATTGTGTTGATCTGTTTAACTTGGCTGTCCAGATGGCCTTTGATGGCGTTAAGTTCTATCAAATTCATAATGTTTTACCTCTGTGTATTTTCCGTTTCTACGGGTTGCAATGCGCCTTGGTGATGACAGTTGTTTGTTCAACCCAAATGCCACAAACGTGTTATTTGGTTGGATGCCATTAGGGTTTCTTCTAGACCACCACTGGTAAGCCTTTTCTTTGGCATAGCCATGGTGATCAAAGCAAACCCACTCACTGGCACAGCGAAGCAGGCCAGAGTAGTAATCAACCCTTAAAGAGTCTGGCTTGCCTTCTTTTCTGTGAATGGCGTAGTCCACCCTAGTCACATCATGCCAAATTAGTTCGCCAATTTCACTTGCACTAGACAAAAGCGCTGCCAATGAAACCTTGGCATCCAATGGCTTCTCTTCTTCCTCGCGTATTTGGCCATGGCAATGAATGCAGATAAGAGCAGCTGGTGCGTTACGCTCTCCGCAGTCTGGGCAGATACTGTAAGGCGCCTCCTGTGGGCCTGACCTCTTTTTAGTCCTGCCTTGGATGGTATCCACTGGCCCCAAGCGCTCAACTGTGTCGGTAAAGTCAAGCACCAAGCAGTCATCTTTGCCGTCTGCAATGCGAGTGCCTCGGCCCATGCCCTGCACATAAAGCACTGGCGACTTCGTGGGCCTGCACCAAACAATGCAGTCTACGTCTGGCACATCAAAGCCAACTGAGAGCGCCAAGACAGTTACCAGACAATGAATCTGATGTTCCTTGAACTGGCGAATTAGGTCTTCGCGCTCTTGCTTGGGGGTTTCGCCACACACAACGGCACTCACAATGCCGCGCCTATTTAGCTTGTCAGACAGGCTTTCAGCGTTGGCGACACTCGGTGTAAAGGCAATCCATTTCTTGCGCTCTGAGGCGATTCTGGTAGCTTCTATAGCCACTTTGGCTAGATATTTCTCAACCTCGCGGGATAGTTCGCCAACCTTGTAGTCGCCGTTAGAGATGCCAACGTGGCTTGCATCAATGCGGGTTTCAATATGTTTGGTAGGCGGGACAAGTGGCGCAATGAACTTGGCACTAAGTAGTTCACGCATAGACACTCGGCTTGCAATGCCTGTGAACAATGGTTCATCCCCATCGGTCAACCAAACGCCATTACCCCTAAAAGGCGTGGCCGTCATGCCAACTGTCCTAAATTTGCATATTTCACCAAGATTAGACAAGAAGGTGCGGTACATCCCTGCATCCCCTGCCTTCTGGCTCACTAGATGAGCCTCATCAATCACCACGGCCTTGATGTTGCCAAGCAAGTGCGCGGCCTTGTGAATGCTGCCAATGGTGGCAACAATCACATCAGCGTTGTACTTTTTGGCGCCCAGGCTTGCGCTGACATAACCCACGCTGATGGTGTGGGGTAATAGCGCCCTCAATTTGGCCGCATTCTGCTCGGCCAGTTCCTTAGATGGAACTAGCACCACAGTTCTTGGCTGAAAAAGTGGCCACTGCTCCCACATCTGGCGCACAATCTCAGCGCAGATCACCGACTTGCCTGCGGCGGTGGGTAGCACCAAAAGAGGAATGTCGTGATCCTCTTGATGCTTTGTCCACCAAGCAAACAGGTCTGTGACTGCGCGGGACTGATAGTCACGAAGGATCATTTTCACGCTCATCAAGCATGGCATCTGCCAGCAAATACGCTTGTTCTGCAACAAGTTCTGGTCTATTTCCATCTGAGATTGACTTAAAAACATGACCTGATGACACAAAAGCGGCGGCAAAGAAGTCGCGCAAGGTAATTTGGTCAATTGGTTGGGTGTTCATACGAACCTTGCATTGTGTTGTTTACGAAGGCCCAGAGCAAACTCGTCCACCAAGGCGGTCTTGTCTGCACAGGCATGAATTTCAGCACTGCTGATGTGATCGGGATTCTTGTCTGGGTCGCCATTGACAAACTGTTTGCCTTCTGGCGTCTTGTAAACCACATTATCATTTTGATCAAGGTCAACTGGATGACCTGTTTTGGCAAGCAAAATAGGGATGAAGCGGTGATCATTACAACCCTTGCGCTGCATTCCTTCTGACAAAACTGTGGTATGGGAAGCGCATGACCAAACTGCATTGCCATCCAGTTCAGGCGTGGCATGAACGCATGAACGGCACGTTGGCGCAGGAACGTCTGTGCCGTGACAGATCTCCTGGTAGTCGCAGAACTTGCACTCAAACCAAGTAGGGTCGGTAGAAACTCCAACTGGTGGCTCGGGCGCGGTGATCACCGCCATGGCCTTGTTGATGATGGCCTGCGCCTCACACTTGTCGTACTCCAAGCGCTCGGTGTAGATGTCGTCATTGTCTTTGTTGACCACAAAGTACAACGCCCGTTGGCAGCCATCGTTTCCAAACTGGTCAATTGACCACTTCATGTATATTTGCATCTGCGCGTAGTGTTCGGGCTTGGCCTTCTTTACGCCAGATTTCTGCATTTCTTTAAACATCTTGTCAGATGCGGTCTTGATCTCCAACAAGTGCGGAGACTTGGGCGCCTGCGGTAGGCCAGTGATGATGCCGTCTGCATTGCCCTGAAAGTGGTGGCCAGTTGCGGGTTCGGTGAATGACCACTGTTTGCCCGTGGCAGGGTTAAGTTGGTAGACAGTGCAGCCAATGCTAGACAAGTCAGCATAGACCCTCGGCTCTTGTAAGTGGCCAGACTGAAACACTCGGTACAGGCGGCCAGAGAACTGCGCAGGCTTAGACCACCGAAATGAGTACCAGTGCTGGCGCAGGCAAGGCTTGCCAATGGCAGAGGCGCCAAGGTAAGGGCGCTGGGTTTCCGCGCCAAACTTTGCCTTGTAATGGGCAAAGATGGCATCGGCCACAGGATCAATAACTGATTGTGGAAGTAAGGCCATGTCAGCCTTTCTTAGCCCATGCGGGTGTTTTAGACTTGGCGGCTTCTTGCTCGGCGGTAGGCCATGCAGGGGTGTCAGCCACAGGCGCAGGGGTTGGTGCAGCAGCTGGTGCGCTAATCCCACCGCCTGCGGCCTCATAGCCCTTGATGTTGTTACTGGCCTTGTACTGACCAACTGCCTCGCGCACAGTCACATTGATGCGAACTGGCTTGAAGTGCAGGGCAGCGGTATCCATCAACTTGATCACGTTCACGGCGTGGCAAAGCGCAGACAACTGGCTTTGTGCAATGCGCTGAGTGTCTTCATTGGTGTGGCGAATGTTCAGGTTCTCATAAACCTTGCGGCCTTTGAACTGACCATCAATGACCTCAAAGGTGAGTTTCAAGCCTTCGCCGTTGCCGGACTTCAATGGCTGAACATCAGACTCAACAATGTGAGCCAGATAAACGCCCGCAGGCAGTGGGCCTGAAGACTGTTGGGGGACGACTTGAGATGCGTCAAAATTAAACTGAGCCATGATAAATTTCCTAAAAAGTTAAGTTACGAACTGGTGTGATCAAGACTGCGCTACTGTGAGCGCTGCTTGGAATGCCGTCCAGTCAAGCGGCATATTCTGAAGGCCAAAGCGGTTACCACCGCAATGAGCCGGATGGGGTTCAACGTGCAAAATGCGCTCACCAGTAGTGGTGGCCTTGGTTTCTTTCTTAGAAAACCCTGCATCGGTCTTGCTTGTGAAGATGCGGTAGCCTGCGTAGCCAATGACATCAGCCCACTCTTGGACTAGGCCGGCGGCCTTGTCGTGCAGTTTGAGGACGTGGCTGTCATAGCCTTCGGTCAGCGGATCTTCAATGCGCTTGATTTTGTCGTGAGCTATCAAAATGATGCCCATGCCCTTGGCAGAGCGCAGGACTTCCAAGCCAGACAACAGGTTGCGCCACTCTTCGGCGGCGGCCACGTAGCCCTTACCGAAGCCTGGTTGCTCGATGTTCTTCCAGTTGTTCTGCTTGCACACATACTCTTGGATCATGGGTTCAAGCCAATCCAGACTGTCAATGAACAAGGTCTGAAAGTCATGGTCTTGGTTAATCAGCGTGTCAATGGCTGCATAAACCTCGGCCAAGCTGGCGGCCAGCGGGAAGGCGTTTGCGTCTACCGCATCGGCGCCGTCTTCGGTCAGGATGCCAATGGCGTTAGGCGCCATGGCTGCAAAGGTTGTCTTGCCAATCTTGCCTTGGCCAACCACAACGATCTTGGGGGCGCGAACACGTTTGGTTTTGGAGATGGATGAGAGATCAAAGGCCATGTTAGTCTTTCAGTTCAATGGATGGTTTTGCGGGTTTGCTAGTGATGAACACGGCAGCCTTGTTGTAGGCGGCGGGGTCAATTTCGAAGAGTGATCGCAGGTAAGCCAGATTGACTTCGGCCTTCCAGCGAAATGCTTTCTGGGCATTGGCGGGTAGATCGTCGTAGTCAGTGGCCAACTGGTCGGTGTTGACTGTGCGGTTGAGCTTCCAAGTGATGGTGAATTCTTCATCGTTGTGTGTGCCTTCATTGCTCTCAGGCTTGGCAAACTGCTCGGTGATCAGACCCTCAATGCGTAAGCGCTCGGCCTTGGCTTCGGTTTCGGCCTGCTTGGCCATGCGCAGCTGTGCTGCCAGTTCAGAGATCGTCATTTTTAAAATCCTCAAGTGCGGTGGTTGTAATGTGGTCTACAAGGTATTGCAAGAGCAAGTGGCCAATGTCTACGTCAGTGCCCTTAACGTAGGCGTTAACCAGTTCCATATTTTCGGGGTAGTCAGGCTCATTGAGTAAGCCATCGCTGTCAAGTGAGCCAAGTTCTGAGGGGATGTACTCCAAATGGCAAACCAAATCGACGCCTTCAACTTCGCACTCAAACTCCATAATTCCTTGGGGGCAGGCGGGTGTGGGGTTCATGCTTGTCCCCTTGCTCGAATTAAGTCTGCGCTTTTGTATGGTTCTGCGGTGCCCGCTATCTTTGCACATCCCTCACGCTCATGCTGTGCTACTAGCTTGGCAAAGGCTTCAAGTTCTTCAGTAACGAGAACCCAAAAGCCATTTTGCTCAGGGTCTACCTTGTCTTTGTCGCACGATGCTCTCAGCATCGCAATGATTTCATCTTGTGTCATGCTGACCACCATGCAACCAGTAGGGCGGCCAAGCTGATGCCAATGGCAAGGGCTGTGAGAAGGTCAAGGGCTGCTTGTGCGCGGGCGTTGAGCCTTGCGTTCTTGACTTCGGGGTAGTAATAGTGTTTGTGGTGTTTCATGTTGTGCTTTCGGGGGCTTGTGCCCCGTTTAATTGATTTACAAAATGCCAAAGACAGGATGCCAGTCGGTGTAAGGAACCCCATTTTTTGCTGCCTCAATAAATGCTTGCGTTGACTGCCAAAATGCTTCGTGGACAAGTGTTGTAGTCATAGTGATTTTTTGTATAAATGTGTAAAAGATGGGGCCGTAGCCCCGTGGGTTGGATTAGGCTGCGGCTTTCTCGGCAAACAAGCGCTTGGCTTCTGTACCTTGATAGGCGTATTCGTCAGAGCCATAAGCTGGATCAATTTCTTCCCAAAATGTTGGTGACAAAAACTGACCAGCTTTAAGCGCAGCCTCAACACGAATAGACAAACGCACAGCTTTAGCTGATGCTTCTTGGCGCAGATCGGGAAAGTAAGAATCACCAGACTCAGGGCAAACAACTTCTTGAGTGCCGTTGAAAGTTGCTGTGTGACGAAAGCGGCGGCCAGCTACGTTTTCAATAACAACGTAATACTGCTCTGCAATGAAGGGATGACCGTCGCATGAGTAACCGGCGTTATAAAGATCAGTTGCGACGTGGGCTGTGTAAGATGCGTTCATTTTGTTTCCTTTGGCCTTTCGGCGTGATGGACAGAGAACCAATTTCCCTGCCACGGTTTGAATTCTAGCGAGTTGCTAGATGTTGTCAAGCCCTTTGCTAGAAATATTTTCATAGGTGTTTTCCCTATTGCCAAAAGAGTCTATCAATGTGCTAGAGTCAATACCCTATGAACACACAAATAACACCAGATGAGCGCCGACAACTGGCAGAAAAAGTTGGCATCAATGAGCAGTATCTTTACCAGTGCCTGACGGGCCGGCGGGAGATGTCAGCTTGGGAGGCTGTTCGGGTAGAGCAGCAGACTGAGGGCAGAGTGAACCGCAAGATGGTGTGCCAGGGGAGTTGGCAGTCTATTTGGCCAGAACTGGTGGAGGCCAAGGCATGAGCAATTTAACGTCTATTTTCCCCAACGGCTTCGCCGCTGCCACAGAGAGCCAAGACCTGATCAACCCAGAGGAAGGGTTTAGAAAGCATTGTGAAGCGTCTGGCTTACTGATCAAAGAAATCATTGCTGACGGTGAGATTCACAGGGTGGCTCACATCTCATCCAAGAAGGGTGCATTGGATGGGTGGTACATCTTGCACACCAGTGGCAAGGTTCCTGTGGGCATTGCAGGGTGCTGGAAAGAGCCAGTGTTTGAGAGTAAATGGGTGGCAGATACTGGCAGGCAAATGTCGTTCACTGAGCGCTTTGAGCATGACAAGTGGATAGCAGATGTCAAGGCCAAAAAGGAAGCTGACAGGCTGGCTTCGCAGGCGGTGGCAGCAGAACGGGCAGAGGATGAGGTTGGGACGTATGCAGATGCGTCTGATGACCATCCATACCTTGTCAGGAAGCACATTCAAGCCCATGGGATCAAGATTGATCGTGCAGGCAGGTTGGTTGTGCCGGTGATCAACCAAGGTGGGGAAATCCTGAGTTACCAAACCATTGATGCAGATGGCAACAAAAGGTTCTTGAAGGGTGGCAAGATTGAGGGTGGGTTTTATGAACTCAGGGGCAACAGAAAGATTGTGTTCATCGGTGAGGGTTTTGCAACCTGCGCCAGTATCCATGAGGCGACAGACTACACAGTGTTGGTGGCGTTTGATTGTGGGAACTTAGCCAAGGTAGCCAAGAGCGCGAAAGAGATGTTCCCAGGTTCGAAGATCATCATTGGCGCAGATAATGACCAGTTCACCGAAGGCAACCCTGGCGTGACTAAAGGCCGTGCAGCGGCAGCTCTGGTGTTTGGGGAGATTGTGTACCCATCATTTGGGGAGTCTGATATGGTGGACAACAAACCAACAGACTTCAACGACCTGCACTGCCTGCAAGGTCTGGATGCGGTCAAAGAGCAGATTGAGCGCGTAGCTGGGCCAATGAAAGACAAACTAGCGTTTGAGTTCACTCGGGCAGATAACTTGCAACTTAGCCAGATCAACTGGATTGTGGATGACTACATCGAGAGTGATAGCCTGGCACAAGTGTTCGGTGACCCAGGCGGTGGTAAATCATTCGTCAGCATCGACATAGCTTGCTGTGTAGCCACTGGCCGTCCATGGCATGGCCATGAGGTCAAGCAAGGCAGTGTGTTCTACATTGCCGGCGAAGGGCACAATGGCCTTGCTAGGCGGTTCAAGGCATGGCAACTAGGCAATGGCCAGACCCTTGATGGTGCGCCATTGTATAAGAGCCATAGGGCGGCGCAGCTGTATGACGCAACCGAGGCGGCAGTGGTGGCTGAGAGCATCAAGGAGCTGTCACAGCAGGCAGGAACTGTGCCATCCATGATCATCATTGACACTCTAGCGCGTAACCATGGTGGTGATGAGAACTCCACTCAGGATATGAATGCGTTTATTCAGCATCTGGATGTTTATCTGCGCCAACCATGGAAGTGTTGCGTCTTGGTGGTTCACCACTCAGGCGTGGCAGATAAGGATCGCAGTCGGGGATCAACGGCATTGAAGGGCGCACTGGATGCGGAATATCGCTGCCAGTTGGATGCGGGCACAAAGACCATAGCGTTTGAATCCAAGAAGATGAAGGATGCAGAGATGCCTGCACCTAAGAATTTTCAGATCACACAGGTTGATCTGCCCATCCAAGACAAGCATGGCCTGCCAGTTAAGGGTGCATACCTGACGGCAGTGGACATTAGCGGGTTGATGGGGAATATCCAAAAGAGAACCGTTCTGTCAGGCAACCAGCGCATTGCGCTGAACTGTTTGGTGGCCATTGAAGCCAAAAGAATGGCAGATGGGATTGAGGGTTTTGCTGCCATGGTGGACTACGACGAGTGGCGCGATTCAGCCAAAAGCCACGGTCTGAATGCCAGAAGGTTTAAAGAAACTTTGGAAGCGTTGATCAAAAAATCCATGGTTTTGGAGAATTCAGAGATGTACCGAACTGTACCGAAATGTACCGAAATCGGTACAGAACGTATTGTGGCTTGATGTACCGATCCATGTACCGATTTGTACCGATTTGTACCGATTTGTACCGATGCAAACCCCCTCTGGTGTACCGAAACGTACCGAACGTATCTACAGATACGTTCAGGTTCGGTACAAAAAGGGTTTCGGTACACGCCGGCGGATTTTGGGGTGGTTTTGATGGATTGAGGTGGACTGATGATTGAGGTCAGGATGAACATGAAAATTGTGAGTGTGGCGAACATGAGATTGCATTGGGCGGCTAAAGCGAAGTTGACGAGGGATCAGAGAACGAGGACTCGGTTGAGCTTGGCAGCTGTGGCTCAGTCTTTTGGTGTGGAGGTTTTGCCGGTC